GCAATCCCCGGGAAGGATGGGAGGCGCACGGGAATGAACTTTAGGGCCGTTCCTTCATCCGACAACCAGCGATCATACAACGGGCACTACATGGAGGTCGGCCGTAATGCTGAAGAGTTGGTGCTGTACGCGGGGGCGATCTGATGCGATGGCAGAGGAAGCCGCCGACGGCGGAAGCACAGCTCACGAGAGCGATCCGGCAACTGCTTCGAAGTCTCGGCATCTTCCACTGGAAAGTATGGGGAGGGCCGATGTCAACCCCCGGTGTCCCCGACCTGATATGCTGCTTTAAGGGTCGGCTCGTAGGCATTGAAATCAAAGCGGAAAAAGGCATTGTGTCAGACTACCAAAAAGAGTTTATCGACAGGATCAATAAGGCAGGTGGGCTGGCCTTCGTGGCCCGCTCCGTGGACGACGTGATCGAGGGGCTCGGGCTGCAAGACAGGTTTTTATTGAGGTAGGGTTATGGCTGACGGGAGGATGCTGTCAAAGAGGGTGACGCGGTCGAATAAGATCGCCGCCCTGTCGTCGGATACGGCCAGGATGATCTATTCATGGTTGATTCCATATACCGATGTTGAGGGTCGGATGGAGGCAGATCCGCGTCTCCTGAAAGCGGACATTGCCCCTCTCCTGGACCACATCACACCGGGAGTTATCAACAGTGTGCTCCAGGAACTGCACAAAATCGGACTGATTATCCTCTATTCGGCAGACGAAGAAGCAAAACAGTTTCTCGAAATAACAAGGTTTGAGGAAAATCAAAAGAATTTACGCAAGGATAGAGAGGCACCGTCAAAAATCCCCGCACCACAACCGTCAAAGGTCCGGAGTAAGTCCGGAGTAGGTCCGGCAGAACTCCACCCTAATATAAGAGAAGAGAAGTTAAGAGAAGAGAATATAAGGCCCGCTGACGCGCCCTTCATTTTACCCTCCAAAGAAGAAATCCAGGAATCATCCGATCCAAAAATAGAAGAGTACATCCAGCAGGTATGTGCAAGGCTCTATGAGGAAAAGATATTCCCGGAAGTACACGCATTTAAAAACAAGGCGATCAAGAAAAAGAGCAACGGCAGAGGAGTGCTGCATGTCCTAACACGCTGCTACATAGCAAAGCCAAAAGATCCATGGGGATATTGCCAAAAGATTATTGCCGTTGAGGATGGTAACTATAATGCAAGAGATTACGAAAAAACTACACAGTAGTGTCATAGAGTCTTTTACGCCAATGATTGAAAAGATGGCTGCAGATGGATGCACGAAAATCGAGATCGTGTCGGCGTATCAGAACCAAATCCGCATAAAATCATTACAGTATTACGCGAGACAGAATGAACCAAAGAGCTTTAGGGAATGCTTTAACCTTGAGGCATTGGAAAAAGCGGACAGCAAGATCGAAATGATCTTTTATGAATCTCTTAGCAGTCATGGGATTCCTTTCAAATTCCAAGTAAAGATAGGACCTTATCGCGCCGACTATCTCATCAAAGGGGAAATCATCGTCGAGATTGACGGTCCACAACATAACAAAATCTACGATGAAAAGCGAGACAGGTATCTGAGGCGCATGGGCTACAAAATCATCCGTGTGCCGACATGGGTTTTGGTTTCATGCCCGGATGCCGTCATTGATGAGATACGTGAGGTTATATGAAGCCCCGTAACCTACTATCCGGTATGCTCATGCTTACCTTCGCGCTCTATGGTTTATGGCGGTTCATCATGGACTATCTCGGCGCGCCTATCAGGATGGCAGCAGACTATATCGACAACATGGGCGCCGGGTTCTGGCTGTGCCTCGCCGCGGCCGGTGTGCTGACGCTCATCGCGTCGCGGATTCGGAACGGGAGGACGAGGTGACGGGGGGGGCGGTCGGAGGAAGAGAACATGAGCAAGCTGGCATCCATAGAGCGCAAGGTTATGACGCTGGACACGCGGAGCGGCGCACCTGTCGCTGTCGAGAGGATCAGGGGTGGGAAGCTCCGGAAGATCCGGGAACGGATAGGGCTGAGGGATGAGTACACCTGCCGGATGTGCCATAGGGTGACTGGTCCCCATGATGGAGAGGTCGATCATAAGACGCCATTGCATATGGGAGGGTGTGAATCAGATGAAAATCGGTGGTGGCTATGTAAGGATTGCCACCGTGCGAAAACAGAACAGGAGGAACGCGAGCGGGGAGGGGCGGGTTAAATCTTTGGAAAGCTGAAGGCCGGGAAATCGCGTCCGGAGCTATGCGGACAATTAATTTCCGGTTTTGAACTTTAGGAGGCTAAAAATGGAACAGGTAAGGGGGCAAGTGGTGAAGGTTCAAACGACGGCGGATGAATGCGTTAGGGTAACGGTGGACATTGACAATTCGCTCATTCCTGAGGATGTCAACGTCTTGAAATGGAAAAACAATATGGTCTTGATTGAGGTCGAAGCGGGGGGGATTGGAGATGGCACGCGGGGGTTATAGGCCGGGCAGCGGCCCGCCGAAAGGGACGAAGTATGCACCGAGGGGAAGCCGGAAGCCGAAAGCTCCGAAGGGCATCCCGAATGACATAAAGGACGAAGCGGCAGCAGAGAACCTTGATCCTTTGACATACATGCTTCGGGTGATGAACGATCCGACTGTTGAGAAGGACAGGCGCGACCGGATGGCAATCGCGGCGGCTCCGTTCGTCCATGCACGCAAAGGTGAGGCAGGAACCGGCAAGAAGGACGAGAAGGCGGAGCGTGCGAAGGCTGCCGGTGAAGGCCGGTTCCGCCCGAGTGCGCCGCCGACTCTGAAGGTGGTGGGGAAATGAAAAAATTTAAAATCAGTTTAAGCCAGGGCCATTATGATGCACTTACGATTATTATGTCCGAAGAATGTCCGTATGCCGATGAAAGGGATTTAAGCCCCGTTTTCGAGCAATTAATTGAAGATCATTTAGAGCGAGAAAACGGAAGGTTGGGTAAAATTGTAGATGGGAAATGGGTGAAAACATGAACTTGAGTACCGCCTGTCCAGACTGGGAACGCCGCGTCATCGCCGGTGAATCCCTAATCACCTTCCCGCCGCTGTTTCCAGACTATGCGGACAGAGCATGGGAGGTATTTAGCGCGCTACGCATTGTTGATATGCCCGGATGGCTATTGCGCTACTGCCCTACACAACGGCGCGGGTAGGGGAGAAGCAGGGCAAGAAGGACGAGAAAAACGAGGCGGCGCGGCGGGCGGGCGCGGGTAAGTTTGCGGCTGGGAAGCCCCCGACGTTGAAGGTGGTGGGTGGAGAAAATAAACCTTGACAATATATTATTATTAGTATTATACTTGCAGTCAAGAAAGGGGTATAAATATGCCAATAAAAATCTTGAAGTGCAAGAGGTGCAACCATGAATGGGCAAGCAAAAATGCAGCAGCCGTTAGAGTGTGTCCAAAGTGTAAGTCTCCCTATTGGGACCGGGAACGGAAACTCATTAAGAAAGACACGGAAAACGGTTGAACGGTCAGGGATATTTAAGAAATGCACAAAATGTGGTGAATTTAAACCAGCAACAGCCGAGTTTTATCATGCCTACAAGCGGTCACCAGACGGAAGGCGTTCGGTGTGTAGGACTTGCCGGGCAAAGGACAATGCCGCCCGCAATGAGGAGATAACAGCCAAAAAGAGGGAGTTCTATGCCAAAAACAAAGATCGTTTACTGGCTGAACACCGTGAATATTATGCCAGGACCGTAGAAAAGCAACGCGCATGGGCAATAGAACGGCACTGGAAAAATCGCGATAGAAATCTAAGGCGGATGCAAGCAAACCGGGATGAAAACAGGGATATATTGAACGAAAAGAGAAGGCCGGGAGCGAGAGAAAGATTCCATAGATTGTATGGCAGCGACCTTTCTTACACTCTTACTCACCGGGTAGGTGCATTGATACGGAGAACACTGCGATTCAATAAAAAGAAAGACGGGAAAATGAAAGACATCCTTGGCTTTACGGTGGACGAATTGCGGCAGCATATCGAGAGCCAGTTTTCTGAAGGAATGACTTGGGATAAATTTTTAAAGGGTGAAATTCATTTGGATCATAAAATCCCTATAAATTATTTCAAGCCACAAAGCACAGATGATCCGGCCTTTAAGGAATGCTGGTCGCTTTCTAACCTACAACCATTATGGGCCAGGGATAATCTCTCAAAGGGGCATAAGATATTATGAGTCAACCGGTGTGGAGCACTGCTTGCCCATCATGGGAATCAAAAATAATTAACCGTGAATCGCTTATCCCTCCTCCCATATTTTCGCAAGAGGCCGATGAGGGGCTTTCCATATTCAAAATACTGCGCCTTGTGGACGTGCTCAATAAGCCAACATTGGGGGAGGCGGGCCGTCAATGGATATTTGACTTCGTGAGTGCCGTTTTCGGATCGTATGACAAGGAATCCGGGCGGCGGCTTATCTCCGAATACTTCCTTTTTGTGGCAAAGAAAAATAGCAAGAGCACCCTGGCAGCCGCCTTGATGCTTACCTGTTTGATTCGCAACTGGCGCGAGTCGGCTGAATTTCTGATCCTCTCTCCTACAATCGAAATCGCGTCGAACTCATTCCTACCCGCCCGTGACATGGTGCGGGCCGATCCTGAGCTTTCAGATTTGATGCTGGTGCAGGAGCACTACCGTCAAATCACGCACAGGACAACCGGCGCCGTCTTGAAAGTTGTTGCGGCGGATAATGAGACCGTCGGCGGCAAGAAGGCAACGGGGATATTGATCGATGAATTATGGCTCTTTGGCAAGCGCCCGAATGCGGAGAACATGCTCCGGGAGGCAACGGGCGGGCTGGCATCCCGTCCAGAGGGCTTTATTATCTACCTGTCCACGCAGTCAGATGAAGCCCCGGCGGGCGTATTCAAGCAAAAACTGGACTATGCCCGGGGCGTCCGTGACGGCAAGATCGATGACCCGCATTTTCTGCCTGTCATTTACGAATTTCCCGATTCCATCCTGAAAGAGAAGAAGCATCTGGACCCGAAGATGTTCTATGTTAGCAACCCCAATTTAAACGCATCAGTCGATGAACAATTCATCATCCGGGAGTTCAAGAAGGCGGAGAATGATGGCCCGGCGTCCATGCAAGGGTTCCTTGCGAAGCACCTCAATGTCGAAATGGGGATGAACCTAAAAACTTCACGATGGGCCGGGGCGGACTTTTGGGAGGCCGCGGCCGGTGAAGTGACCCTCGACCTGATTATTGAACGGTCTGAGGTGATTGTGATCGGCATTGACGGCGGGGGCCTTGACGACCTGCTGGGGCTGGCCGTGATCGGCAGGGACGTTGAAACGCGGGAGCTGTGGCGGCTATGGACACGCGCATGGGCCAACCCTATCGCGCTGGAGCGGCGCAAGTCTGAGGCGGCGCGGTATAGGGACTTTCAGAAAGACGGCGACTTGATCGTCGTGGACGACATCGGGCAGGATGTTCAACAGGTCGGGGATATTGTCATGAAGTGCGAAGATTCTGGGCTCCTCGACCGGATAGGGGTTGATCCGGTTGGCATCGGGGATATAGTCGATGAGGTTCAGGCGCGGGGGATCGAGCATGACCGCGTTGTCGGCATCCCGCAGGGCTGGCGGCTGTCCGGGGCAATCAAAACCCTTGAAAGGCGGGTTGCGGAAAAGACCATCATTCACGGCGGGCAGGGTTTGATGACCTGGTGCGTCGGGAATGCCCGCGTGGAACCTCGCGGGAATGCGATCATCATCACAAAACAGGCAAGCGGGACGGGAAAGATCGACCCGCTCATGGCCACCTTCAACGCCGTGGCGCTCATGGCCATGAATCCGGAGGCGCGGTCGGGGAAGTCATCTCTCAATGGGCTGACGAAAGAAGAGATCATCGAACGTATGCGGTTATGAAAGGGGGCATGATGGGCGAAGCAAGACGCAGAATGGAAATGGGGCTGGGTGCGCGAATGCCGCAACAGATTCAGGTACAGATCGACACGACAAAGGATAAGCCGGAGTCTTGCGAGTGCGGATGCGATCTTTTTAGGCCTGCGGTCCAGGTTTATAAGATTTCCGCCGTCAATCCGCAGAATCCAACGGGGCGGGAATTAGTAACGCAGCGGGCTGTTTTGGTCTGCCACAAGTGCGGGGAATTGATGAAATTATGATCGACAGAAAGCAGGCCCTATGCCTGAAATGCCAATACTGCTGTAATATCATCTCGTTTTATGTGCCGTTTCAGCCGGAGTCGATTGAGTTTTTCAGGGCGCGGGGCCTTAAAGTCCTGATGGACTTGCCGACAAAAAGAGCGATGGTCGTTGTTCCTCAAAAATGTCGGCATCTGACAAAGGACGGCTGCGCCATCTATTCAAAGCGGCCCTTGGTCTGTTCGCTCTTCGACGGCAGCAAGTCGCCTGATACGCAGGCGGTGTGTTTGTGGAATAGGGAGTAAGCGGCAGGGCACGGCGCGGCAAGACAAGATTTTTTCACCGGGGTGCGCATGGTTACACACAGGGAGGAGGAACATGGCGAACTTACCGGAAAAGGAAATGCTCCGCGTTGATGAGGTGGCAACGTATTTTAATGTATCCCGCTCTACGATCTACCTGTGGATCGATCATGGCGTCCTCGAGGCGATAAAGATACAGGGTACGATCAGGATACCCCGGCAGGCGGTAGACGATTGTAAGATGAGCTATAAAATGGCACCTCTTGCCTAAAAAACCGTCCAGATTTTCCATATAGTCCATTTCCTTCCATCCGTTTCTGTATTTTTTCAAGAAATTCACAAATCATATAGCCGCCAAGGATAGATTTTAATCATCCATTGCGAGCGGTTATGCGGTGAACATTTTTCAACGACTCAGAGTTGCCACCAGATACTTTTTCAACCTTTCCGTTACGGATGAAAAAGCCTGGAATCGCTCGCTCTGGAATCTGGCGGGCTCTCAATCCCTGTCTGGTGAAAACGTTACCGAAGATTCGGCTCTCACTTACGCCGCCGTATGGAACGCCGTCGAACTCATCTCCAGCACTATCGCCGCCCTTCCGCTGAATCTCATGCAGGGGAACGAGAAGCAGGCCCGCATTGCCGACGACTACCGGCTCCACAACGTCATGCACACCCAATGGAACCCCCTCCTGTCGGCGAAGAAGGGGCGGCAGATCCAAATCTCAAACATACTCACCTGGGGCAATTCCTATGATGAAATCATCCGTAACGGATACGGGGAAGTCATTCAGATGTGGCCGATCGCCCCGCGCCGCGTGAGTCCCTATATCGACGGCGGGGAAATCTTCTACGAGATCATGATGGACGGCAAGCCGAATATCACCCTGCCAAAGTCAAAAATCCTCCACCTCATCGGGCCCAGCGACGATGGCTTTGTCGGGATGTCTCGGATCGCCATGGCGAGGAAGTCCCTGGGCCTAGGAATGGCCATGGAGACGTTCGGCTCAAATTACTTCGGACGCGGCACCCATCCATCATCGGTTATCAGCTACAAAAACGAAATCAAGGACATCAAAACGGCGCGGGAGGCGATCAAGGAAGTCTATTCAGGGCTTGGAAAATCCCACGACCTGATGATGCTCCCCGACGCCGGTATGGAAATAAAGAACCTGTCGATGCCCATGGAGGATTCACAGTTTCTCGAAGGGCGGCAATTCAGCGTTCAGGAGGTGGCCCGCTGGTTCAATCTTCCGCCGCACAAGCTGAAAGACCTCACCCGTTCATCTTTCAATAATATCGAATCGGAGGACGCATCCTTTCTGCGGGACCGTATCCTTCCGGATCTCGTTGAACTTGAACAGTCCTATGACATCCAGCTTTTGACGGACGTGGAGCGGAACCGCTCAGGCCGGGGCAAGCTCTATTTCAAGCACAACGTCAAGGGGCTTTTGAGGGCGGACACGGCAGCGCGGACGGCATTTTACCAGGCCATGCTCGACAGGGGCGTTTTTTCCATCAATGACGTGCGCGACCTCGAAGATATGCCCCCGGTGAAGGGCGGCGACATCCGGCTCGTGCCGCTGAATATGACCACGCTGGAGAAAGCGGGGAAGCAACCCGAACCCGTTGAACCCGCTCCGGCGATTCCACAGGGGAAAGGCAACGGGAAAGACAAGGAACCACTGCAAATCGCTATGCAGTAGCGCGGAGGTGCATCATGGCTAAATGGTATGAAATTAAGAATAAGGCCGACAAAGCCGAAGTCTGGATTTACGAAGAGATCGGGGAGGACTTCTGGACGGGCGACGGCATCACGGCAAAGAAGTTTCAGAAAGAGCTTTCCGAAATCAAAGCATCCCAGATCGATCTTCATATCAATTCGCCGGGCGGCCTCGTGTTCGATGGGATCACAATCTATAACCTCCTGAAACAACATCCGGCGAACGTCACCACATACATTGACGGTCTCGCGGCCTCCATCGCCTCCGTGATCGCGCTGGCAGGCGATAAGGTCATTATGGCCGAGAACGCCCTGTTCATGATCCATAAGGCATCCGGCATGGTCATGGGGAACTCTGACGACATGCGCGACTTTGCCGACAAGCTGGATAAAGTCAACGGCTCTATCGCTACCACCTACATTTCCAAAACCAAAAAAGACGAAAAGGAAATCAACGACCTGATGGCCGCCGAAACATGGCTCACGGCGGATGAGGCCCTTGAACTCGGTTTCGTTGACGAATTGGCGGGCGAGATCGACATGGCCGCCTGCGCGAAGTTCATTCCTGTAATGGCTAAGGCGGGATTTAAGCATATCCCGAAAGACATATCTGAAAAGAAACAAACCCCGTCAGTCAAGGACGCGGAGAAGGGCCTGCGCGATGTAGGTTTTTCTCTCAAACAGGCGAAAACCATTCTTGCAAAGGGCTTCCCCGGTGATCTGCGTGATGTAGATCCGCCGGGACCGGCCCCGGCTCCTCGTGATGTTGAGCCAAAGAAAAAGGATCGTATCGCCGACTTGCTGACAAGAGCAGAGATGGCAGCGCCATCACACTAAAGACATTTTCCAAAGGAGGAAAAGGATGAAAACAATATCTCAATATAGGGAAGATATCAAAGCGTTGATGAAGAAGATCGGTGACATCGACGCGAAGGTACAGGGCGAGAACCGGGATTTTACCGACGCGGAAATCGCCCTGAAAAATGAAATCATGGACACGGTCGAGGAGATCAATAAGACCGTGGCGACTCTCGAACGGCAGGAAAGGGTTGCGCGGGCGCTTGAAGCCCCCGAACCGCCTGCCACCGTTCCCAGAAACTCCCGGCCCGCCGCTCCGGACAATTCCGAGCGGTTTGCCAGCTTCGGCCAGCAGCTTGCCGCCGTCGTTCAGGCCGATATGCCCGGAGGCAGGATCGACCCGCGCCTCTACAACGCAACGGGTCTCAACGAGACCACGCCCAGCGATGGAGGATTCCTGGTTCAGACCGATTTTCAGTCCGGGCTTTTGCAGGATGTTTTCAACACGGGCATTCTCGCGTCACGCTGCCGAAGGATTCAGATTTCCGGCAACTCCAACGGGATCAAGATCAACGGCGTGGATGAGACCAGCAGGGCGTCAACCCGTTCCGGCGGGATCATCGGCTACTGGAAGGACGAAGCCGCCCAGAAGACGGCCAGCAAGCCGAAGTTCCGGCAGATCGAGTTGACCCTCCATAAGCTGATCGGTCTCTGCTACGCGACCGACGAACTCCTGCAGGACGCAACCGCCCTCGAAGCGTTCATCCGTCAGGCATTCGCGGCAGAGTTCGGTTTCCTGCTGGATGACGCGATCATCCGCGGGACCGGCGGCGGACAACCCCTCGGCATTCTGAATGCCGGGTGCCTTGTGACCGTGGCGAAGGAAGCAGGCCAGGCCGCGGATACGGTGGTCTGGGAAAACATCGTCAACATGTACGCCCGGCTGTTTGCGCAGTCCCGCCCCAATGCGGTCTGGCTGATCAATCAGCAAGTCGAACCGCAGCTCATGAAAATGGCGATGTCCGTCGGCACCGGCGGCGTCCCGGTTTACATGCCTGCGGGCGGGGCTTCCCAGTCTCCCTATGCCACCCTGTTCGGTCGCCCCGTCATTGCGTGTGAACAGTGTTCGGCCCTGGGGGATGTCGGCGACATCATCTTCGGGGACTTCGGCGGCTACATCCTCGCGGAGAAGGGGGGCATCGAGTCGGCAATGTCGATTCACGTCAAATTCGATTACGACGAGTCGGTGTTCCGGTTCGTTATGAGAGTGGACGGCCAGCCCGTGAGGGCCTCGGCTCTGACCCCGTACAAAGGCGGGTCGGGTGCTACCCTGTCCCATTTCGTCACGCTTGCGGCTCGATAACCTATAACCCATAGGCCGGGGGCTCAGGCTCCCGGCACCTCAAAAGGAGGCATGAAATGAATTTCAGTCCTGAAACATTCCCGATCATCGAAGGTCATGAGCCTGCGGCTTCCAACGCAATCGCTGCGACTTGCGACCCTGTCAATGTAGCCAACGCGGACGGCGTTTGGATCATTGTCCACGAAGATTATGCCGTCGACGCGAACCAGCTCGTCATGACCCTCAGAGAAGGGGAAACTTCGGCGGTGGCTCTTGCCGGGACCTACGCCGTTACGGCAAGCTGGGGCGGGTGGAAGAACATCACGGCCCAGACCAGCGACGCGATCACGGCCCTGACGGCGGCCGCGACCTTCACCCTTGATGGTGAAACGGCGGGCAACAACTGCCTGTGGATGTTCTATTTCCCGGCGGCAAAGCTGACCAGCGGGCGAAGCTGGTTGCATCCGACGTTCGCGGCAGGCAACGCGGGCAATATCGCCAACGTCCTCTACATTCTCGACCGGTTCCGCTACAAGCAGTCCGCTCCTCCGACTCAGGTAGCCTAACCCCTAACTGGCCGGGGGTCTTATCGGCCCCCGGCCATCTCCAAAGGAGGGAAACATGAAATCGAGACATTACAGTCCTTCAACCCGCGATGTGGTCGGCGACCTCATTTGCGGGCTCCACGTCGAAACCACGGGCGGAATTCTGCAAAAGGCCCATTTCACCGACACGGCCCAGACCGAGCTGTTCAATATCTACGGCCGGATAGGGATCAAGCATCTCTTTATTGAACTGACGGCGGCTGCGGATGCCAACGCGACACAGGTTCTTTTCAATGTCACGTTCACAACTCCGGCGATTGCAGTCAATGCCATGTGCGCGAAGTGCGCGAGCATTGCCAACCTTGGAGCTTATGGCAGGATCATGTTTGTCGGCGGTGCAGTAGCGACGGCGGCGATCATCACTGACAGCGCGGGGCTCACCGATGTTGAGACGGCGGGCAAGATGCATATCGTCGGCGGGGTTTCGTCGGCGGATGTCCTGACGGTTGGCAGCATCGGGATGCTGACATCCGACGCGACGCAGGCGGCTACTATCGCAGCGACTGCGCATCTCTTCTATGTGCCGATGTGTTCGGGCGCATACGCAGAGGCGGCTCTATAAAGGGGGTGCATCATGGCGGCAGTTCTCGAAACGACAATTCAGAGATGGAACGGTGCGGATGGTGATCATCTTGACATCAACGACGCACCGGAAGGCTCAACCTTTCATGCAGTCGATGTTGGGAAGAAATACATCTTCCATAACGGCGGCTGGGTGGAGGATTTGAGGGACATTTACGCAATTCAGGCGGCGGCGATATAGCCGCAAGGAGGACATCACTATGTATGGAAAAATTGGAAGAATAACGTCTGCATCAAGCGGCAGCAACCCCTTGCGGACGAACAATCTTGGAGGCCTGATCGTTGATGGCGGTTATAAGGACGCCACTCTTGGCGGCAAGCAGTTTTTTGCAACCGCTCTGGACATGGAAGTTGCCCTTTACACGGCGACCTCTGCCATCGGGTTAATCATCTACAACCCGCCCGGCTCCGGCGTGAACTGTGTTTTCAACAAATGGAGCGTTGTCGTCTATGCGACCTCGGCTGCGATGACCGGCGTTGTGCTGGCGATCTCAGCACAGACGACGACCCCGACCACGACCACGGCATGCCCGCTCTGGGGGAGCACACTCCTAACCGGGAGCACCGGGCTGACCGGCGGCTCGGCCCTGGCCTACTCAGTGGCAACCATCGCCGTTGCTCCGGTGCTGGCATGGCCCCTGTTCCATAACACGGAGGCGATCAATACCGTCGGCGCGGAAGTGATTGGCGGGGATCTGCAGGGGGCAATAGCTTCGGCTCCGGGAACCGTCGTTGTCATGGGCGCTCTGGGCGCTGCGGGTGTCAATGTTGATCTGGCCCTCATGTGGGAGGAAGTCCCGGTCGGTTTGTAGCCTGACCACTTACACCGGGGCGGGCGGTCGACGCCCCGGTTTTAGCATGAGCCTATGAAAACTGGTATCGCAAAGCAGAAGGAAGAGGAACAGAGGCGCAAGCGGCAGAAGCGCAAGAGGAAACGGCGATGAGAACGGTCTTGAAAACGGCTCCAACCTTATACCCGATCACACTGGATGAGCTGAAATTACATCTCCGGCTCGACTCCGGCTCGTTCGACGGCAACCTGACCCTGACGCAATCCCTCGCCTACGGGTCAAAGGCCATTGCCAACAACTACACGACCCATGTAGGCACCGGCGTTGAAGTCATCGGCAAGCAAGCCGAAGTCATCATTCACCACGGAACGAACGGAGCAACCGGAACCGTTGACACGAAGATACAGGAAGCCGACGCGCTGGCTGGACCTTATACCGATTGGACGGGCGGGGCGTTTACTCAGGTCACGACGGCGAACCATAACGCCGACTACAAAAAGCAATATACCGGATCGAAGCAGTATATCCGGACGGCATCGAAGGTGCTTCTGGCCGCTTGCGAGTTCGGCACGTCGATTCTCGTAAATGCCGCTACAACCGCTGAGGATTCGCTCCTTACGGACATCCGGGCCGCAGCCATAGGACACGTTGAGGACATTACCCGGCGCGCCCTGTTGACGCAGACGTGGTATTACTATCTCGATTCTTTCCCGGCTGATAATTTTATCAAGCTCCCCTTCGGCAACCTTCAAACAGTTGACGCGGTGAAGTATTTCGACAGCGACGGCAACACGACAACCCTCGCTGCCCTGACTGACTACCTCGTTGAGACCAACGGGCCGGGGATCGGGCGGCTTGTGCTTCCTTATGGTGAAGGCTGGCCTTCGTTCACTCCGTATCCCTCGAACCCGATCTCGATCGAGTTCACCTGCGGCTGGACTGCTGCTGCCTCAATCCCCTATCAGATCAAGGCGGCCCTGCTGCTTGAATGTGCTGGCATGTATGAGAACAGGGAGGGCATGACGCAGACATCCTTCTTGTATAAAGACAACCCGGCGGTGCAGAGGCTGCTGGCGAGCCATCGGCTCTGGGATGAGTTTTTATGAGCATCGGGGACCTCTCAAAACGTGTCACATTGCAGCATCCCACAAAGGTTTCAGACGGGATGGGGGGATGGACTGTAACTTTCACCGATGCCGCTACAGTTTGGGGAAGTGTGTGGCCCGTGAGCGCGAATGATACCATTCAGGCCAATGCAACGGTCATGGTTGTGACTCACCGGATAAGGATAAGGTATCGGAGCGTACTCAAGACCTCGTGGCGCGTGTCATGGGCGGGGAGGTACTTCACGATTGTGAGCATCATTGACCCCTCGATGGATCATAAGTTTCTCGACCTGCTCTGTAGGGAGGCGGCGTAATGAAGGCAGTTACAACGGCCATTTATTCAAAGTTCGGCGGCTCCTCCCTTGATACAGCCATCGGCGGGCGGCTGTATAAGGGGGCTGCGCCTGACGGCGCCGAGTTCCCCTATGCGGTTTACGGTTTGGTGTCGGACATCCCCGACAACGTGTTTGCAAAGCACGGCGAGGAGGCGCGGTTCCAGTTCGATCTTTTCAGTTCGGCGTCAAGCTCCGGGGAGGTGGAGGATTTATATACTTATCTGAAAGCTCTTTACGATGATTGCGCCTTAACCATAACCAGTCAGACGCATATTTGCATGCGGCGCGAGTTGGCCTTCTTAGCCGTGGAGGATTACACGACCCCGGCGGGGACGCAGAAGGTTTGGCATTACGTTGTAGATTATGAAATACGCACTGAGTTCACTTAGAAAGGAAACGACATGGGACATTGCGGAGGACAGCCCGAAACACCAAAGGGGCCGATGAATAACAAGAACATACTTGCGGTAACAAGCCTGATTCGGCGGATGGGCGTTGAATCACTCAGGGACCCGGATGTAGTGGCTGATCTTGTGCGGGCATTCGGTATCGTCCAATGGGGCGCGCCGGTATTCGGGCAGGATGAGGTATTCAAGAACGCCACGCCATCAATGGCGGGGATATACCAGACCCCGTGCCAGCTTGGTCGTGCCCTTGCTTACCTAAGCGAGTTCAAGCTCGACAGCTATCTTGAAATCGGTATCTTCCAGGGCGGGTGTTTCCTTTTCGTGTCGGAGTATTTGCGGCGGTTCAATCCGGGTATCGTTTGCCTCGGTATTGACCCGACGAATTATCTGAACCCGGAAGTTCGGGAAATAGTCGAGTTGTCCGACTGGATGAAGTTTGCAGGGGTAACAAGCGACAAGCTCCGGGGCCGGAAGTTCGATCTGGTATTTATCGACGGGGCGCATGAAAACGGCTGGACGAAAGCCGACTGGGAGAACGTCGGTAAACATGCCAAGGTCTGCATGATCCACGACATACAGGAAACGACTTGCCCGGAGATTGTGGCGTTCTGGGAGGAACTGAAGCAGGATAAGAAAAAACAGTATGTTGAGTTTCTCGAACATACCGCCGACGCGCCCTTGCAGGGGATCGGGATCATCACGGGGAAAGAAAGGAAAGCATGAAAGACATCCACTTGATAATGCCGTTTTCGCGCCCGGAGAATATTGAACGGTTGATTAACGCTTACGAAGGGACGGGCGTTTATATGCACCCGATCCTGTTCGAGGACGAGGCGGAGAAGTGCAAGCCCTTGTGGTCGAAGCTCTGGATAAGGCCCTTCGTGATTCGGGAGTCCTCGAAGCTCTGCACGGTGCTCATGCCGGGAACGTATAAGCGCAACCGGTGGATAGCGGAAAACAAGGTAATTGATGACGATTATTATCTGACGGCGGATGACGACGACTCCTATGAAGCCAACGTGTTCGATGAAGTCCGTGGCATGGATAGTGACGTAGTGATTATCTCCATGAAGCGCGGAACGAAGGTGCCGGACGAAGCCGACATCGTCCGCAACTATCCAACATCGACCCTCATTGCCAAGCCGGAGAACATGGAGCAAGGCAAGGTATCGGCGCAACAGATGTTCGTCAAGGGGCGGCTGTTCAAGGAGCACCCGCATAATGAGGAATCCCATAGCTGGGACGGCGAGCTTGCGGAGCATTACAAGGCGGAGCATCAGGTGGCCTACCGCCCGGACCTGTTTGCCCTGTTCAATTTCTTCGAACCGGGGCGGTGGACGAATGACCTGAAGCTGGCTTTCGGAGTCATGACAAATCTTCCTTCCCGCCTCGGCATGGCGTTGCGGCAATCGGAGATAGCCGGTGACATGCACTTTATCCGCGATCCCGAATCCGCAACGAAGGGACTGAACCAACTGCTCGACAGGATAGCACAGGATGACGCGGATGTTGCAGTGCTGACTCATCACGATATGAGCTTCCGAAAGCCGTGGCTCTCGCAGGTTCGTCAGAAACTGGCCGAATTACCGTCAAATTGGACCGTGGCCGGGATCATCGGCAAGGACATGGATGGGAGGGTGTGCGGGCGCATGAGCGACAGCAGGATACCGATCATCTTCGACACGATTAATGTCCATGAGTTCCCGGTCAAGGCGTGCTGTTTCGACGAGTGTCTAATCTTCGTCAACATGAAAAGCGGCTTCCGGTTCGACGAGACTTTGGACGGCTTCGATCTCTATGGGACTTTGTGCGTATTGCAGACATGGGAGATGGGCGGATCGGCATGGATCATAGACTCCGGGGCGGTGAACGTCTGGCTGGAAACGGAACACGGGAAGATGAACGTGGATGTGGCTCTCGCCACTCATCATTGCACCCGGCCATTTTCGTGGTTCCCGGATGAACAGTTCCAGCGGAATTACAAGTGGCTTTTTGACAGATTCAAAAATGCGGAAAGGCTGGACACTACTGTTATTGCTGTTCCAGAGGAGAAACGATTTGAAACATCAGCCGCGTAGTCGGCTTTAACAAGGAGGAAAGGACAATGGCAAAAGTTTGCGGAAGAGGCGGAAAAGTGATGTATGGCAGCGTGGCTGTTGCCAACATCACGGAATGGAGCATCAGCGGGTTCTCCATGTCAACAGTGAAGAAGGACGCGGCATTCGGGGATACGATTGCGGAGTATTGCCTTGATGGGGTCGGGGAGCCCGGGACCCTGTCCTTTAGCGGCAACTACGATGCGGGGGACTCCACGGGCCAGCGGGCATTGGCAAGTGCGTGCGCGGCAGGATCGGCCCTGACTGACCTGTACCTGTACGCCAACACTTCGACGTTCTGGAGAGTCGGGACGGGCGGCGCGATTTACATCACCAAGTGTGATGCGATCAGCCTTCCCCGGAGCGGAATTGGGACGATCAGCTTCGAGGGCCAGGTTACAGGCGCGGCTATGGAGCAGGTCGGCACCGGTTCGTAAAAGCGGCGCGTTTAAATGCCCTACATTCAACGATCTCGGAGTGAAAGCATAAATACCCGAGGTAGAAAGGCAAAGTTTTATGACCATTTTCAACGAGCAGGGGGCGCCCGAAAGTCAGGAGGTGTGGTTTAAGTATCAGGCCCCGCGATGGGATTCAAGTAAGGGCGAAACCATTTTTGACCCGCCGGAAGAGGATGCGGCGGAGTTCTGCATTCGTTCTTTGATTCCGTTCTTTTCGGAGCGGCTCAAAACGAGAAAGAAAAAGGTTGAGTTTGTCCTCAATCCTTCAACGCGGGCGATGGAGCGGGTCAGCTATTTTCCTGATCTGACTCCCGAGGAAATCCAGAAAGAGCAAGAGGACGCTTGGGATTACCTAATTGTCGGGGTCAAGAATGCAAAGTGGGCGGACGGAACGCCTATTGAATGCACCCGCGCCGACAAGATCAAGCTGATGAAGATCAAGAAGTTTGACCTTTTCATCGCCCATTGCTTGAAGGTGTTGGCCGGCAGCGAAAAGGAAGAGGCGGAGGCATCTGAAAAAAACTGATTGAGGCGGCGCAATGGATGATTGAGTATGGAAAGAATTGCGCCGGGTGTCGTCAGATATATGCAGAAAGGAAGCCTCCCGGAGAGCCACCGTGCGAAACGTGCCGGATAGAGGCAAAGGTGAGCAATGAGGATGCGATAAGGATTTATATGATGGTCCAATCTCAGGTGTTGACTATGCACAACGGAAAGCATGACGTGGTTATCGGGCTAAACCAGCTCGCAGTTTGGGCGGCGATAGACGCATACGGGGTGCGGGACAGGACAGGCACGTTCGAGCGAGTGCTGCGTCTGTTTCACCACTTCCACGGGAGGATGTGATGGGGCGGGCAAAGGTAACGCTGAAAGACTGGGCTCCTGCTATGATTACAGCCAAGTATGAGAAGCAGGCTATGGACGGCCTTGAAAGAGCCTGTGAACAGATAGCAGACCGGGCGCGGAGTTTATGCCCGGTGGATACCGGGACGCTGCGCGATACCATCCGCGTCCGTCGTTTATCCGGCGATCCATTTCTGGATGTTCGGGTCTATGCAGGAAGCAGGATTGCGGGAGGCGGCTCAAAGAAGGGCGCGGAGCGTGGGGCGTTCTATGCTCACATGGTCGAATTTGGGACCGTGAAGATGAGCAAAAAGCCTTTTCTTCGCCCCGCGCTTGATGCAGTAAAAGGAAAAATCATCAGCATCATCACGAATGAAGGCGGCTCATAATGGCAAGCGGGACCAGACTCGGGAACATATATGTTGAAGTCAGCCTTGACGACAAGGTCTATAAGCAGAAGCTCGCCTCCATGCCATCGGATGCGCAGGCTACCACCAAGGGTCTCGAAGCCTCATGGAAGTCTCTCGGCGTAAAGACAAACCAGTATTTCGATGACCAGCGCAAGGCCGCCGAAAACGCCTATAAGCTCATTGAAAAGTCCGGCAAGTTTTCAGCGGATGAGCTCGCCCGCGCAGAGAAAGCCAAAAACGACAAAATAAATCAGTATAACGAACAGCAGTTCGGGAAGACTGAGGGTCTTTTAACCAAGCTCAAAAATAACTGGGTTGTCGCCGCCGCGTCCATCACAGCGGCTTACATGGCCGCGCAGAAAGCATGGAACATTGCTGAACAGGCGGCTAAATACGAGCAGTCCGCCGTTGCTTTCCACACCATGGCGACATCGATGGGCAAGGATGCGACCACGGAGTTCAACAAGATAAAGGAAGCATCCAAGGGGCTTATCGACGATGCGTCGCTGACCACATCCATCAACAAAGCCCTTTCTCTGGGCATTCCACTGGAGAGCATAGCTGACCTGATGGAGATTGCGCAGGCGAAGTCGCGAGACATGGGAACCACGACGCAGCAGGCGTTTTCCGACATCGCCACGGGCGTCGGGCGGGCCTCTCCTTTGATTCTGGATAACCTCGGCCTCGTGATGAAGGTCGGCAGCGCGAATGATGAGCTTGCCAAAAAGCTCGGAAAATCCACCGCGGAATTAACCGATCAGGAAAAGAAAACCGCAATCCTAAACGCCACCCTGGAAGCCGGGAAAGAGGCCGTCGCTCGATACAACCTTGAACAGCTCACAACGGCAGAGCGGATGCAGGCGCTACAAACCACGGTGACAAACCTCCAGCTTATGCTCGGACAGGGCATCATCCGGGCGGCTGCGGGGGCGGTTGGAGCATTCCAAAGCATCGAAGCCGCCTCGGTGACCGTGTCGGCCGGGATCTGGAAAATCATCGAAACCTACTACAAGTTCCGGGCGGCGTTTTCATGGGGAGACGTATCGAAGGAGTTCACCGAACAGGCGAATGCGGCACGGGCAAATGCCGAAGCGGATATGAAAGCCGCAAGCGGATACTGGAAGAGCGCAAAGAACAACTTCGACTCCATGACGGCCACAACGGCGGACATGGCCAAGGCGATGGGGGGCGTGGCTCCCATAGCAAAAAAGGTGGGCGATACGACAGTTTCCGCAGCCAATAACTCGAAGAAGGCCATCGAGAATGTGGCGAAGGCGCACTCCGCTGCCGTCGAGAAGGCCATCAAAGATGAAGAGTCGTATCGGAAGAAAGTCGATGATGTCAACGATGAGTTGGAATCCGGCACCCGCGAAACCTATAACCAGATTTACAACATCCAACAGGATGAGCATACGAAGGGTCTAAAGCTGATTTCCGAGCAGCGCGACAAGTATGAAGCACTCGGCGCGGATAAAGAGAAAATCGCTAAATGGACCAAGGCCCAGATCGAAAAGCTTGAAAAAGACCTGAACGACAAGACCATCAAATACTGGCAGGGGCAGGAGGATGAGTGGGTCGCGACCATGAAGGCCGAGACCGACGCCGCCGCTGCAGCCAACACGAAGCAGATCCAATACATCGAGAAGTTCGAGGATGCCATTAATGACGCGCAGGACGAGCTCGAATACACGGCGAAAACATCTATCCCGAATGTGGTGAAGGCAAACTCTACTCTCTGGGATGACATGAAAACCGGATGGAAGAACGCCGAAAACCAATGCGGGACGTTTGCCACCAATGCGGGGAATGTATTCAGCACTTTTGTTACCTCGGCGAGCAATGCGGTATCTGATACCCTTTATGACGCGATCAAAACCGGCACGGTGAGCATGGGGGATATATGGGACACCTTCTGCGACTCCATGCTGAAAGCATTCACCGATGCCGTTGGGAACATGGTTGTTAAAGCGGCCATGAACACGATCAAGATGGTGTTTGATGCCGCCTGGAACGCAGGCGCATCGGTGGTCATCGGCGCGATTGGGAAGCTGCTCAATTACTTTTTCGACGCAGGATTTGCTTACGGCGGCCCGGTGAAAGGCTACGCATCCGGCGGCGACTCCCCTGCGTTCGATACCGTTCCGGCCCTGTTAAGCCCCGGTGAATACGTCATGCCGCGCTCGGCGGTGAATTCGCAGACCATCCCGCACCTCGAATATATGAGGCAGAACAAGCGCCCAAGGGGCTTCGCAGGCGGCGGGTATGTGGATGAAGATTCGCCGTATGCCGATGTCTATAAATATGCAGGCATGGAATACAGGGACGGCTCGTGGAATGCCTTCAAAATAACGGGATGGGATGAAGCCCTCGAAGAGTGGATCAAGACCTACACACCGATCAGCGATCCGATTTCCTATGCCGGGGAGTATCTCAATAAAACCTTTGGCTATGGCCTGCAAGACGAAGCGGGCGGAACCGTCGGGCAAGATGACTATGAGTATCTTATAAAATGGTGGGGATCGACCATCGCGGGCATTGAAAGCATGTTTGGATATGGGGAGGGCTTCGATGACAGGATGTTCGATCAATTCCGCGTAAGCCCTCTCACGGGATCGAAAAACCCCAATGTGGTCTGGGTGGAGCCGGAGGACAACGGCTATCGCTGGTATATGCGGGATGGGTCGAACTACTGGACAGACCCCAGTGAATCGAACTGGGCGAAGCGATTCATGCCGACGATCATCAAGGGGATTTCCGCGGTCATGGCGGCATGGATGGGCGCCGTTGCCGGGGCATTTATCGGGGCTGGTGGGGCAGTCGGAACGGCAACCGTTGGCGGCGACGCGCTATCATCCGGTCTGGCGGCTGGGTACGGAAGTATGGCGTCGAGTATAGGCTCGGCTATCGGGGCCGGGACCATTGGCGGGTTCATGTCGTACGGTGAAAACGGGAGTGTCACGGCGGCCTTGATTGCGGCCCTTATCGCAGGCGCGGCGGGATATGCCGGCGCAAGCAGCGGGATTTTCGACTGGTCGCGTGGGAATATCATTTCAAGCGTGATCCGGCTCGGGGCGAAGGCAGTGCTAAAGCAGCTCGCCGGCGACACGTTTTCTATTTCGCCGCCGAATGTAAGCATGGAGAGCGTGGATGACGGAGGGCTCCTCGACACTATTATCGCGAACCTGAAAGACATTGCGCCGAAAACGAGCTACGCTGAACTGTCTTTCAGAAACGGCCTCGACTATGTGCCTTATGACAACTTCCCGGCGCGGCTCCATGAGGGCGAGCGGGTGCTGACGAAAGAGGAGAACAGGGCCTCAGGGAAAGCTCCGGTGTTTCACATCTATCTGGACGGCGAGGAAATCAAGGGCCGGATGCGGATCATCGCCGATAAGGTGTTCGTGGATCGGGCATCGAGCGGAATCGGCTCCATGCAAAGGGTGTATGCGTAATGCTGCTGGTTGAGATAACCATAAACGCCGTTGTCAATCGGGTTTCGGTTGAAGGCCACGCGCTGACCTATAACTGGAAGCCGCGCATCATCGGTTTCGACGCGCCGACGCTCTGTATCCCCACGGACCACGGCGGCTATGCTGAAATGCAATTCGGCTCCATCACGTTCAACCCGTACCTGTTTCAGACCGACTGGCCGCCCCCGGTGTCCTGTCCGATTGCGATCTACTACACCGACACGACCGAGGCGGCGCGGGAGCTGGTCTTTTCCGGGACGGCGCATCTGACCGCGTTTACCAGAGAAGCCATTTCCTACAAGCTCTACGGGCCGAGTTATGATGAGACCTGGGCGACAAAGGGCGTCGGGCCGCTGGTGGTCGGGCAGATATATGAGATAATGAACTACGTCTCCGATGATGACTTCACCAACGTCGGCGCGAGCGCGAACGAAACCGGGGAAATCTTCACGGCCACCGGGACCACGCCGACGAAGTGGACTAACTTTTCGATCTTATCCCCCCGCTGGAACGGCACCTTGAATGCCACTATTACGGCTATCCTGACGCGCATCCCCGAGATCACGGCCGTTGACACGACCTATGCGCGGGCACCCTCCCCGAATGTCCTCTGGACGCTTACCTCCGAACGGCTGGCGATCAACGTCGCGTCGGACATCGCGGCCTTTTACTCGCATCTGATTTATGTCGTCGGCTCCACGGCCTATCTCGTTGATATGAAGCTGGATAATGGCACGCGGACATTGACGGAGTATCAGTATTTCGCCGCACCGACCTATCAGTATAAGACCCCTTATGCCATGATCACCTGTTCGTCCGACAACGTGGTTTATAACAAGAAATCTGCATATCCCTATGGGCTTACTACCTCGGTCGAGCCGTTCCATGAGACGCAGGCCAACATCGAAACGGCCCTGACGGACATCCTCGCACTTGAAAACGCTCCCCGAATCAGTCTTGACGTTCCGATGATCGCGGGGAACTTCCCGGCTCTGGGCGAGAAGATCACCATCCCCGACACGGCGCACGTCGCGGACCTATCAAGCTACATCCGTGTGCGGAAGTTGCAATACGATTTCGTTAATGCGATCATCAATGTTGAGGGCGAGGGGGCGATAGCAGCGGCATGAAAATCATAATCGATACAGATTCAACCACAGCGCCTTATGACAACGTGACAAGCTGCGTCGCGTCGTCGGAGGACGCAAACTTTCCCGACGAAAATTTGCGGGACGATTTCACTACGAACGTCTGGCGGGCGGCGGCGGGGGTAAAGACGGCAACGATCACGCTCCAAGTATCAAAGGGAAGCGGCGTCATGCTGATGAACACCAACGCCACGAGCGTCGTTGTTAAGGCGGGCACCGGAGAGTCCTACGCCAACGAGTCCGGCTGGGTCTACGAGACCGGATATGCCAACGCCGATGACGAGGTGGCGACCATATCGGTCTACTCGCTGCCGGGAGAAGGCGGTCGCCTCTGGGCGGATTATTCGGTTTTTACGGTCCCTCACATCGTGACGATCACGTTGACAGCAGCGGCGGCGGTTTATGCCGGGATTGTGCGGGCGGGAAAAGTCGAGGAGTTTCGTGATCCGACATGGGACCTCGGCGAGGGGTCCATCGACTACTCCATTGAGCGCGAGCTGAACAACGGCGCGAATTACTTCCGCAAAAGAAACGTGATCCGCCAGTACGACAATATATCCATCATCGAGACCCGCGCGAATTGCTGGAAGCTGAAGCACGATATTTTTGACGCAGTCGGCCCGCAGCCGCTGGCGATCCGGATCATTCAAAACGCCCTGTTCACGGATTGGGAATTCGTCGTTTTTGCAAAGCGGGCGTCACTGCCGCATATCAATCATATCAACAACGTCTATTCACGCGTCAACTTTGGGTTGCAGGAGGTCATATAATGGCGGACAAGAGAATTTTCTGGAGCAAGACGGCGCTTACGGGCGGGGCGGCGGGGGCGCTCGACTCAATCGACGGCACGGCGTTGCAGGACGGAGAAGTCGCGCACGTGTTCATATCGGACATCCTGTATGTATACCGTCTGGATGTCGATTCGGCGGCGGCGGAATCCTCCCCGAACATCATCGCGCCGGATACGAATCCGGGGGATAAAAGGTGGATACTGCAAGGGCTGAATGGCGCATCGTTAAACATGCCCGGCCTAACGGCATCCCGGCCTGTTTTCACCGACGGATCGAAGAACCTCGTCAGCAACACCATGACCGGGACGGGAAAGGTGGTGATGGATACGTCACCGACGCTGGTCACTCCGGATATAGGCGCGGCAACGGCGACGAGCATCACGACGGCTGCGCTGTCCGTTACGGCCCTTAGCAATGGGAAAATCCCCTATCATGTGAGCGATGCAAGCGGGCTTGCCGACGGGCCGACTAAAACGGATGTTGATAGCGCGGTGAGCCTGAAACACGCCGCCCTGACCATCGACGGCACCTCCCCCCTGTCTCTGTCCGGGCAGGCAATCTCACTCAAGAACGATGCCGACGCCGCGATCACGGAAGTGGACACCGGGACGCTTGCCAATTCGGATACCGTTGTCCCGACGAGCAAGGCGGTCAAGGCGTACGCGGACGGAAAGGCGACACTTGCGGAGGTGAAGGCCGACGCTGATATTTCATCCGCAATCTCCCTGAAACACGCCGCAGTCACGATAGACGGCACGTCCCCTCTGTCTCTGTCCGGGCAGGCGATCAGCTTGCAGAACGATGCCGCAGCCGCGATCACGGAAGTGGATACGGGGACGCTGGCGGATAGTGATACTGCTGTGCCGACCAGCAAGGCGGTGAAGACGTATGTGGGCAGTCTTATTGGCACTCCGGCAAGCGACGCCATACTATCGGGAACGCCAAAAGTGTTTGTGCTGTATGACGGCGCAACGCCTTATTATATCAAGGGCTATCCGACAAAATCATAGGAGGGCAACATGAGAGGCTATCCGAAACACATCGGCACGAAGAAGGACTTTGAAAACCTGCTGGCCATGCCGGAGCACAGGGATCGGGCGTTAAAAGACCTTGCGACAATCCGGGACATTGCAGACGACAAGGCGCAGGAAACGGTAAGCATGACAAAAGACGAAGAAACGGGCCTGGAGACCGCCGTCGAAAAGGAGATCGACAATCCCATGCCCGTTTACAAAATCATGGGCTTCAAGACGCGGCAGGAGGTCGCCGATTTGATTTCCGCAGCCGAGAAGGAGGTGTGAACGTGGCAAACCGAGAAGTGACCAAAGATGTCAGTGACAACATCATCGCTGGGGCGGTTCTTGGGTCGTTCTGGGGATGCAAAGAGCAGCGGATCATCGAGGCCCACGCCTCGGACAAGACGAAAGTCACGGTCAACAAGGGCGGGTATTATATCCCGATCCTGATCGGCGATAATTTCTTTCTGATCGACACGGCGACCCACGTTTCCAGCGTGGACGACATCGACACCGGGGCGGTGGCCGCCGGGAAGGACTATTATGTCTATGCCTGCGACAACTCCGGCACGCTGGTGTTCAAGACCTCGCTGGCAACGACGTTTCCGGACGGTTTTGACGCCAATACCAGCCGCAAGCTCGGTGGGTTTCATACGCTGTGCGTGGCGGTCGGGACGATCGCCGGGCATACACTAACTGGATATGCCGCGAAAGACATTCTACCGCAGTCGATTTGGG